CAGGAGATCGAGGCTGTACTTAACTATCTTAATATACAACTTCGCAAGATTAGACGCAAGCATTTTCAAAAGTACTTGGAATCTTATGCCCGAGCTCTTACAAGTCGCGACGCTGAGAAATATACAGATGGTGAGGACGAAGTCATTGACTTTGAGACTATCATTAACGAAGTTGCTTTGCTTAGAAACAAATGGCTTGGAGTTATGAAAGGTTTAGAAAGCAAAAACTTCATGCTAGGCCATGTGGTGCGATTAAGAACAGCAGGTATGGAAGACATTGTGGTGTAATGGACTATCAAGAGCATGCCAAAAAAATATTACGAGAATGGACATTATGCTCCAACGCTCGTCCAAAAAATAATGCTGTTGATATTCAAATTGAAAAAGACACTTGCGGTAGATGGGCAGTTAATTTAATTCATCATATGAATTGGGGATCTGAATCAGAGCTGGCAGAAGCCTGCTATCAATTGGAATCAAGACTACAACCATTGAAGAAAAAAATAATAATAGAGGTGTTACAAAATGGGACTGTTTAGGAACGCCGAAGAAAGTTTTCAACACAGCCAACCAATACGTGACCTGTTGTATCAATACGATAGCTTTTTAGACAGTTTAGAAGTGGTTGCTGATTATGGTTGCGGTGCAGGACTTGATATTGAATGGTGGGCCACACTTGAAACTCGAGACGATCCGCCGGAACCAAGAAATTATCTATGTTACGCAATTGATAAAAACACAAAACAAATTGAACCAAGAATACACGATCTAGCAAACGTAAAAATTTTACAAGCTGACGTAGAAACCGAATCTCCGGTGCCTCGCATGATAGATCTATTATGGTGTAGAGACACGTTTCAGTATTTGACCAATCCAATCAATACACTACGCATGTGGAACGAAAACATGAGCGTTAACGGCATGCTTATACTGTCTATTCCGCAAAGTGTACACTACGAGCATAACAGATTAAACAATATAAGTCATAATGGTTGTTACTTTAATCATAACATAGTCAACTTGATGTACATGTTGGCTGTGAATGGGTTTGATTGTAGAGATGCATACTTTTACAAAGATATCAACGACATGTGGCTGCATGCTGCTGTTTACAAAAGTGATGTCGATCTAATGAATCCCAAGTCAACAACATGGCATGATTTGATTGATGCCAATCTAGTAAATGAAAGTGTAAAAAATTGTGTAAACAAATACGGCCATGTTAGACAAGAAGAAATTCTTACCACTTGGCTCAACAAAGACTATTATAGAATTCGAGAATGAATATTGTTTTAGCAACTGGCGGATTTGATCCCGTGCATTCGGGTCATATTTCCTATCTAAAAGCAGCACGAACATTAGGCGACATGCTGATAGTAGGACTCAACAGTGATGAATGGCTTGAGCGCAAAAAAGGTCGTGCCTTCATGCCTTGGAATGAGCGACTGTGTGTGCTCAACAATTTGTCAATGGTTGACGAAGTTTACACATTTGACGACGAGGATGGATCAGCAAGACATTTTATACAACAAGTGCGAGCTCACTATCCTGATGCAAGATTGATATTTGTCAACGGCGGCGACCGCACCAAAGAAAACATACCTGAATTGTCAGAATCAGGTGTGGAGTTTGTGTTTGGAGTAGGCGGCCACAGCAAAAAAAATAGCAGCAGTGATATACTGAAAAGATGGACATCAGTTGAAGTTGAAAGATCCTGGGGATCCTACACAGTGCTCAATGAAATTCCTGGTGCTAAAGTTAAAACATTGACTATTTTACCCGGACAAACATTAAGCATGCAACGTCATCTATATCGCAGCGAATATTGGATGGTCACAGCAGGCATGTGCATGATAAACATGGCCCTGCCTGGAGACATGAGCAAGCCACCTAAAATACTAGAAAAGTACGACGAATGGCGTGTGCCTCAAAATGCATGGCATCAGTTGACAAATCCGTTCACCAAACCTTGTACCATAATTGAAATACAATATGGTGAACAATGTGTGGAAGAAGACATAGAACGACTTGGTTAATTATACGGTAAATATGTTACTATGCGTGAATTTATTGAAATTGTTACTGAAAGTATTGGACTAGCAAACCGCAAGTCGGGGGAAAAATTCGTTGATCCTGCTGGAACTGAAATCACATTTGTGCAGGTTGATTTTTATCCTCCTGAAGGTGGTTCATACCCCGATGAGGCAACCACGCAACAAGCTATAGATACGATTCAAACTCAATTGGGAGTACAACTTACTCCAGCAAACTGGTACAGGGCTAAACAAACTAAAGCATTTGGTGTGGCACAGTTTAGAGATGACTCTGGAAACCTATTAGCATTTATTAAATATTTCCGTGATGTTGCGGCTAATCCTACGCAAAACGCATGGGATAATCAAACTGGCATTCCGGGATATAGATACGCTGGCAAAGCAGCAGCAAAAACACAAGCAAAGGCCACTCCGCAAGATATTTTAACACAACTGGATGATCTCACACCAGCTGATATTTTAGCACAAGTTTCAGACAAATTTCCAAATAGTTCTTTGGTAACGGTCACAGAGCACTTGGCAAACGGTGGAGCATTGCCTTTCTCTTTTCCAGCACCTGCAGAAATGGATCTAGCAACATTTCAAGACTATTTTTGCGAACTTTTACAACCTATAGCATTGCAAACAGGTCAATACGATGGCGAGGCAGACAAAGTTGAACAAACTTTCTTAGGTGAGGGCGGGTTCGCTGCATGCACTATTAATTTTGGTAAAACAAAAACTGAAGGCCTAAGTGATAGCATTATGATAGGCCCTGATGGAAAACTTGTTAAAGTTAGTACAAAAGGCGGCAATGGTGCAGCGGCTAGCAGTAAAAATATTTTAGATGCATACAAAGATTTACAACAGACCAAAGAAGGTCTAAAGATTCTCAAGACAGTGGATGACACAATTGAATTAATAAACACAATTGTACAATCAGGCCAGGCTAATGCGCCATTGGTTCTAGGAATTAGATATAACATAATCAACGAAGATGATGCAGAATTTATAAGATCATTAAAAAAGTTTCCGCAGATACCTTTCACCTCGTTAAAAGATGTAACAGTTTTTGGGAAAGATCCTTCGAAAAATTTAATAAAATTGGCGCAGTCAAGAGAAACAAAAAACCCACAAGCAGTAAATTTTTATTATCATTTGATCGCAGCAGTAGCACATAGGGTAGCCGAACATGTTAATGAACATACGGCTTTCAAAAAAGATGCTGCAATAATTCTTAATCATAGTGCATTGGTGCAGGTTTATTCCAAAGTTACATTTCAAGGTAAACAATGGACATTGCAAAAATTTGGAAGTAAATGGCCTGGAAGTGCTGTCAGTGAAATAGCACTCGATGCTGGTAAGAATTATATGAGCACACAAATAAAAGGCAACTTTACATTTGTTGTTGATCCTCCTAAAAAAGGTACAAAAGATTCAGGCTCTGCAGTTTCAACATCAAAAGTTAAACTTAAAGATCCAGGTGCTAGCATGAGCGCAGATAAGGTAACACGCCCTGGTAGAAAAGCAGTATCAAGAGATAAAGATACCACCCCCCGTCAAAAACGCGATAAGTAAAGCTATGTCAAGACCTACTTTAGAAGTGACAACCATGATTGGGTGTCCGTTAATGTGTAACTTTTGTCCTCAAGATAATCTCAGAGATGCCTATGGACCAGATGATCCCAAGTACATGAGTTTGGAAACTTTTAAAACAGCCATAGACAAATTACCATGGGATACCAGAATAGACTTTAGTGGCATGGCCGAAGCCTGGGTCAATCCTGATTGTACTCGAATGTTAGCATATGCACTAGAACGTGGGCATGATGTGGCAATTTATACCACATTATACAATTGGGATAAAAACACTGTGGATCAAGTGACTGATCTGCTAATACAATATAAAGATCAAATTGAAGTGTTCTCTATTCACTTCCCAGATGAATATGGTAACATGCGTGGCTGGAAATACAGTGAAGAATGGGAATATGCGTTCAGAGCAATGAGCAACATTGTTCAATATCTTGGTATCAAACTGGAAGCCATGACCATGAGCAATCACGGCAAGATACATCAAGACTTACAACATCTAGGAATACAACTTTATAATTGGATTGGGCATAATAGAGCCGGCAGTTTAAACAAAGAACAAGTGAAAGACCAACCTGTTAATTTTGTTTTGAAACACGAAAAGCCGGTTGTATGTGGTAAAGCCGAAAAATATGATCAAACAGTTTTGTTACCAAACGGCGATGTGGTGTTATGCTGTATGGATTATGACAACAAACACATATTGGGGAATTTACTGACGCAAAGTTATGATGATCTATTTACTGGATCAGAAATGCAAACAATAATCAAAGAGAATTCAAAAAATTGCTATTCAGATAGAAGTCTATGTAAGAGCTGCACAGATGCTCGTGTGGTTGACTTTGCCTAATTAAATCTATATAATAACATTATGAAAATTTATCTTGCAATAGCACAAACTCAAGACGGCGATCAAATCTTGGAAAACGCATATAAAACCAAACAAGCTGCTATGTCAGCAGCTGAAAGAATGACAAAAGATATCGGTGAAAATACCCAAATGACAGTGTTCCCAATTATCGAAGAAATGGATTTAATAAATGAATGAAAAGCAACGAGAAATTCTTGTAATCACTCAAGAAGAATGTGCTGAGGTCATACAGGAAGTTAGTAAAATTTTCAGATTCGGAATTGATAATCAACACAAAGATGGCATGTTGCATCAAGAAAAACTAGAACAAGAGATAGGCGATGTTTTGTGCATGATCAATTTGTTAACCGCACACGGACTTGTAAGACCAGAATTCGTAACACAAGCAGTAGAAAACAAAGCCAACAAATTAAAACAATGGAGTAAGATTTATGACTGAGCTGTATCGAGGTTTATTGGAAATACTTGTTATGCGATTTATAGAACAAGTGGAAACATTAAGAATGCACATCAGAGCAAACAACACCGGCACAGTTGAAAACTTTGAGATGGATATTGGAGTCATTGGCTTTTGGAATCTCATGCTAGAAACTGTGTTTACGATCTTTAGTATATCGTTTCTCATCACAGGAGTTTGCTTGGCAGCAGTGCTGGCCATAGTTTCCTATCCGTTTGCGGCGTTCATAAATTATAGCAGTTGGTTATTATCTAACACAAGAAATCCCAATCAAGATAAACCAATTATTATCAAACAAGACAATGACCAAGAAAAAAAGTAATGTAGCTAAAGGCCGCAACAGCTACGATGCCACCATTGATGATTCACTGGTGGCATTTTTCAATAAAAATATTACACCATATGCTACCGAAGCGGGTGGCCCCAAGTTTGATCTAATACCTGTAGAAAAACAAAAAGATATCATGGTCAATGTTGCTCGCATGCATGCTGAGCAAGAATATAACCGCATCATGGATTTGGTAAACGTATTAACTAAACAAGCAGCAGAACTAAAACGCAGATTAGAAATAACAGATGCGGTACATGCCGCCAAGTATGATTTTCAAGTGTATCACGGTCAGTGCTATTGGCTGTGTTTTGATAGCAAGATTGACAACACCAGACTATTACCACTGGGCCCAAGCGATTGGACTACTGGGCCGCCAGACCATTACACGTACATTGCTCGAGTAAAATGGTTAGGTGATTACACTTGGGTAGAAGTGCCTACCACACAAACGTCCGACGATAATATTCAACAATCCTAGCAATTTCAACATCAAAGTCGGCCTGCGGTTCCCACCCTAATGATTTCAATTTGTCGTCATTGATAGCATATCTAACATCTTGACCGGGCCTTGCCAAGTCAGTGATGTGTGTGTTGTAATCAAATTTTATATCAAAGTTATCAAAAATTTTGTTTACAACAGTAAGATTGGCGTGTTCATAATTTCCTGAAATATTAAAAATTTCATTCTTTACGCCGCTGTTGATAATTACTTGAACTGCATTTGCTGTGTCATCCACATGAAGCCAGGTGCGATGAGGCTTACCTTGATCATGTAAATCCACTCTTCTTCCCAACTGAATATACTTGATTGTCTTGGGAATAAGTTTTTCAACATATTGACCGATGCCGTAATTGTTTGTTGGTCTAAGAATAACATAAGGAATATTAAAAGTTCTTGCCCAGGCCTGAACCAACATGTCTGCTGCTGCCTTTGTGGCACTGTATGGATTACTGGGTTTTAATAGATCAGTTTCAACATGTGCTCCTTGCACAATATCTCCATACACTTCATCTGTACTAAAATGTATCAATGTAGGCATGTTGAATCTGCTTTTTTGTTGAATCAAATTCAGTAGATGATGCACTCCGTTGATATTACTTTTTAAAAATATATCTGATCCTACTATGCTATTGTCCACATGAGTTTCTGCGGCTGTATTAATAACATAATCACAGTCAACTAGCCGTTCAAGAACGTTTATGTCTGACTTGATGTACTTGAAACGACTGTTGACTGTAAATTCATCACGAAATTGTCGATTACTTGCGTAAGTTTCTTTGTCAACACCCAATACATAATGTCCTTCGGCGAGTAATTTTCTTGTTATTGCGCCACCAATCAGACCAAGACAGCCGGTTACATAAACTATTTTTGTCATATCTTTCCTAATACTCCTAAAACCTGTAAGTCGTAATCTATTTGTGTATCTATAATTTTAATATGGTGTTTATTTAAAAGTTTATGCAGCGACGATTTTCTAAAAAAATTAATATGTTCACCAATAACAACATTTATTGGCGGCGGGCGTCTATAAGCAGGAACTTCAATATAAACATATTTGTTTGAGAATTTTTTAATTGTTTCTATCAAACCATTGATATCAGAAACATGTTCCAACACTTGGCAATTCATCACTAGATCAAATTTATCCGAGCTACTTGTATCAAATTTTGAAACTTGATCAACGGGATCAGCATCACTCAGATCGTATACCAGTTTCTTAGACACATCTGGTATGTATCTACCATCGTCGCCACCATAATCTAAAACTGAATCAATTTCTGAAATACAAATGGAAATTATGTTGTTGATAAATTGTTTTCTGCTTTGTATATAACTGTCAGAATACAATGCAGCATTGTAGGCTGGTTCACATGCTAAACGCATGCTATTGTATATGTTGTTTCTGTATCCTTGATAAAGATTACTCATTTCTTGATCTGTAAATCTTGTATTACAGAAATAGTAATTGCAGCTTTCGCATTTGGCCAACAAAGTTGATTGATTACCTTGAGGACGGACACCTGTAGTACGCCATACCACAAACTGCGACAAATAAGCCGGCATAAAAGTGATAGCAGTAGAATCGCAACAGGGGCAAGATGACGTAATTGACATTATTGTGGTAATACTCCGCAGTCGACATTGATATTTTGTCCAGTTATTGCTGTGGCAGCATCACTGGCCAAGAAGAAACACATGTCTGCAACTTCTCTACCAGTAGGCAATCTTTGTAGTGCAGATTGTGCGCGAGCAAATTCTTGCATCCATTGCACTGGATTTTCTCCACCGGGTGCATACGGACTTTCTAAAGCACTCATTAGGCCTGGCGTGGGAATTAGCACAGGGCATACACCATTGACTCTAATGCCTTTGGGACCTAATTCTTTTGCTAATGCCTGGGTAACACCATTCATGCCAAACTTGGTAGCCACATAGGCTGAATTGTTAGCTGTGCCTCTTTTACCAGCAATGCTAGACACATTGATTATACTGCCACGAGCGCCTAGTGCGGTTGCTGCTGCCTTGGCACCCCAGAAGGCACTTTTTAGATTGGTATCAATAATATTTTCCAAGAACTCATCGTCAATCTGCGACAATGGACGCCATTCACTAAAGCCTGCGTTGTTGATATAAACATCCAGGCGACCTGTTTTAAGCATGGCATGATTCACTATCATCTGATGACTGGTAGACCTTCTTACGTCCATGGGCACATGATGTATGTTAAGCACACTCATTTCTAGATCTGATCGAGAACCTACAAACACTGTGTAATTTTCTCTAGCAAAGCGCATGGCTATTTCTAATCCGATACCTCTATTGCCGCCTGTTATAATGGCTGTTTTTTTTATATTGTTTGACATGCAAATCCTCCATCTACTGTGAGCTCAGTCCCAGTAATAAAACTGCTGGCATCACTGGCCAAATAAATTGCGGCACCCACTAGTTCGTTGGGCTCCCCGTATCTACGCATTGGAGTATGTCCTAGTATAGCTGCTTCACGTTCTGCAGTTATAAAATTTTTACGATTCCATTCCGTTGGAAAAAATCCTGGTCTAATGGTATTCACTCGCACTCCTTGAGTGCCCCATTCTCTAGCCAAGTTTTTAGTTAAATTTACAACACCGGCTTTTGCTGCACTATATGCAAATGCTCGAGACAAAGGAGGATCGGCACTTGCTGAACTTATATTGATTATGCTGCCCTGATTTTGTGCTACCATGTGTTTGCCAAATACTTGACAACCAAACATGGTTCCTTTCAATTGTGAATCCATAATGGCATTCCATTCTTCTTCTTGGATATCAAAAAATGGAGTAGGGCCGTTGATGCCCGCACCGTTGATTAATACATTACAGTTGCCAAAGTGACCTAACACTTGATTCAAAACTTTGAGATGTGATTGTTTTTTAGTCACATCCATTTGTACAGCAAGGGCGTTGTTGAAACCCAAGTGGCGAATTTGTTCAACAACAGCTTGTGATTTTTCCAATCTCAAATCGCACACTGTGATAGATGCAACACCGGCTTGGGCTAATCCCACAGCCATGGCACCACATAAATGACCTCCTGCACCAGTGACCACAACATGTTTGTTTGATAAATCGAATAGTTGATTAATATAAGGGTTCATTATAATATTTTAATTCGTGTTCTAATCCTAGTAATTGTACAGGAAGATTGTTTAAAATTCTACCACTACCAGTGTATCTATTACCACCAACAGATTCAACTTGATAACAAGGTTCTAGATTATTTAAATGACAGAACTTGGCCAATACTGTGCTTATTGTGTGTTTTTCCAGATACACAGCATTTATATCTTTGGCCGATGGACTATTGTTGACTACATAATCAGTCAATCTACACAAATCTCTAACACCAAAGTAATCAAATTCTCTATCATTTGTAATTTTTAAAGGGCTTTGTGTGTTTGCTTCGAGCATTCTAGGAAATATTCTAGTTGGTATTTCGCCAAGTCCAAAGCAATTAAAGATTCTGATTGTGTAAAAGTTAGGAGTATCCCATGATATACGACTTTTGATGTTTTGTCCAAAGCCATAACTGTCTACTGGCATGACACTAAAAATTTGTTCTTCGCTATATTGATTGATATCGTTTCTACGATCAAACTCTGCACCCGAACTAAAGTTTATAAACTTGTCGAACAAAGTTCTATTTTTATAAAAATTCATAAACAGACCAAGATTGTTTCTGGTGTCGTCTAACAGGGCAGAATCATTCATGGTAGTAGCAGCATTGATAACAACGTCAAAACGATTGCTTGACAGCCATTTTGTTATTAAAACTGGATCTAGTAAATTGATTGTTTCTCTTGTGACCGGTATTACTAGATTGTCTTTGGCAAAATATTTTGCTACGGAAGACCCGACAAATCCACCGGCACCTAATACAGCTATTTTCATATCAATTGGGCACAGCGTAAAACACTGCCTCGAAACTGTTGTTGTCGTGTTGTCTGATGTAAAACTTGTAATCGTCTACAAGTTGATTGACCAGCAAAGGCAATTCCCACATATCTCCTGGGCGATGATATAATGCCATGGATACAACAGGTCTGCATCGCTGTAATAGATTGGCAGCTCCACGCAATGCGTCTGCTTCGTTGCCTTCAATATCTAATTTTACAAAGTCAATGTGCTGTGAGGGAAAAATACTGTCAATGGATGACGCTTCAATTTTGATATCACCGTGATCGGTAGCAGCACTGCTGGGTCCTACACCTCCAGAGAACGTGATAGTTTTTTTGGTATCTGACAAAGCATGTGGATAACATATTGCATCATCGCCCACTGATTGTGTTAGCCTTGCAAAATTTTTAGGATCTGGTTCGAACAAATGTGCGATATCAATGTTTAGATTTTCTTTTGCTTCTTGGTAGCTATCTCCAATATAGGCACCACCGTCAAGTAATTTGATTTTTTTGTTTTTAAATTTAGCCGTGCTTAATTGATTGAAGTAATGACGGTCTTGGCTTCGATAATCCGCATATGCTGGAAGTTGTCCTGTTCTAAACATCAAAACATTTAGTAAGCAATTGACGCTTTCTTCGTCGGCCAACAATTGCGATGCTGATTGTATTTTACTTAAGTTGTCGGTAATGTAATTTAGTGGCGTGAGCCAATAACGCCAACCCAATTGTTGTTCAAACTGTGCATATAATTCCCAAGGCATATAAATCTTGCTGAAACCGGCTTCAGTAGCCTCATTGATTATTTTTGTATATGAAGTCATATGACTAAACACACCCATGGCCAATTGTGTATTTTCCCAAGTGATGTCTGACCACCCCACAACCGGTAAGTCTAATAATTTAGTGTTGGTGGGATTGGATACTACGAATCCATACACCTGATAACCTTGGTCTAACAACACTTGGCCTAAAGCTCGAGCAAAGCCACCTGCACCAAATATCCAGACCGGTTTGCCGTGATCCAGTGTTTCAAAATGACCGTAAGAAATTGTGTTTCTAAATTGTTCAAAATTCATATTAATCCTTGATAATATTTTGTTCCATTTCGTCGTCTGGCAAGAATGGACTCATGTATTCTAGACTGGGCGCCAACAGTGTGCCATCTTCCAATTTTCTAGCCGCCAGTTTTGGTGCAAACATTTGATCTGGATCTACCACAACTTCGACAAGTGCTGGCAAATCACTTTGCAATAGCATCTGTACCATGTCACTGTTCCATGCGCTCATTGAGCTAACACGATGCGACAGTATTCCCATGGCTGTGCCTAGTGCTACAAAGTCTGGCAAACATACACCGTCGCTGGGGCTTGTGCCAAACACGTTGTCGGCAAAATATGCCCTTTGTGTTTGTTTGATAGAATGATAACCTTCGTTATTGACAATAATAATCTTGATCGGAAGTTTATAACCTACCACTGTGGAAAGTTCTTGTAGATTCATCATGATGCTGCCATCACCGGCTATACAATAAACAGGTTGTTGGCTGGCTATACAAGCACCAATGGCTGCAGGCAAATCATAGCCCATACTGGCGTTGCCGCTGTTGGAATAGAATCTTTGTCCGGCTTTGAGTTTACCGGATTGTCCGCTTATGACACTGGCACTGCCATTACCGCATACCACTATGGCGTCCGAGTCCAATTGGTCAAAAAATTCTCTAAAAAACAAATAAGGATTTACACTTTCT